GATTTAAAAAGAAGTAGGTATAACATGATGAGAGGATATAAAAATCCCGACACTCCACAAAAGTTTAGGGAAAAACATGCGAATCAATTAGATTCTCAAAAAAGAAAACTTCAGAATGGTTATTCTTGCGATGTAGGAAGTGCAAAGATGAACGTGATGGGATTAAGTCTAGGAGGTTCAGCTTCGACTGTTACTCCAGCTAAACCTCGTAATCCAGGTGCTTCTATATTTAAGACAACTAAAGTCTAACATGGATCCTACGGAGTGTTGCGCGGTATGTGGCTGTGATAAAAGTAAATGCATTTGTGGAGATGAGTGCGAATCTTGTGGTGCTTAGATGCCATTTAAATCTAAAAAACAACGAGCATTTTTATATGCGAATAAACCAGAAATTGCAAAGAAATGGTCAAAAAAATATGGGAGTAAAATAAATGGCAAAAAAAATAAAAAAGCCAAAACCAAAACCACCTAGTCCTGAAGATAAAAAAAGACGTCAAGCAGTAGATGATTCTATAAATAGAGTTTATAGTAAAGTAGCTGAAGCTAAACGAATAGGTATTCTACAGGCTAAGATAGCGAAAAAGTTTAAAGATGGTAAAATGAAAAAGCCACCTAAACCTTTTAAGAAAAACACTAAAAAAATGGGAAAATAATATTATGGCAATAGATACTAAAAAACTTAAACAAAAAATTAAAGATCAAAACTTTCCACCAATATCTAATAAAGATATGAAATTTTTACAAGAACAATTTGGAAAACAATCTCCTAAAAAAAGAACTGGACCTGCAGATAGACATCCACCTTCTAAGAGAAATAAACTTAAAAGAAAAAAACCAGGTGTTGCTGGTAAAAAGAAAAAAAGATAATGGTTACTAAAAAATTTGATAGACGATATGGTCAACCAGTTTCGATAGGACTTGCGGGAGAAGGTGCTCTTGGAAATTTATTAGTAGATCATTATAATAAAGGAAAATTAAGTAGAAAAGATATAAAAGAAATTTTAGATTACAAACAATCATTAAAAAAGAAAAAGAAAAAATAATGGTAGAAGAAGTAATAAATTTAGAAGAAATACAAGTTGAACTTCCAGAAGAAGATATATTAGAAACTGGTGTTGAAATAAGTCTTGAAGAAACAGACGAATTTGTAAATCCATTAGATACAGATCACTATTCAAATCTCGCAGAGAGTATGGATAAAAATCATTTAGGTCGTATTGCTGCAGATTTAATTGATAAATACGAAAGTGATAAATCCAGTCGAAAAGATTGGGCAGAACAATATTCAAAAGGTTTACGCATGCTCGGTGTTATTACTGAAGATAGGTCAGACCCATTTCCAGGTGCATCGGGTGTTCATCATCCATTAATGGCAGAAGCTGCTACGCAGTTTCAAGCAAGAGCTATTTCTGAGATGTTTCCTCCTGGCGGACCTGTAAAGACACAGATCATAGGAAAAGTAACTGAAGAAAAATTAAAGCAAGCTTCGAGAGTACAGGAATTTATGAATTACCAATTAACTCAAGAAATGCCTGAATACTTTAGTGAATTAGATCAGTTATTATTTTACTTGGCAGTGTCAGGGTCCGCATTTAAAAAAGTTTATTATGATTCAACATTAGAAAGAGTACGTTCATCTTTTATACCAGCAGAAGATTTTGTCGTATCTTATGGAAGTAATGATTTAGAAACATGTCAACGATATACTCAAATCATGAAGATGACGACAAATGAGTTAAGAAAATATATAGCTTCTGGTTTTTATAAAGATGTAAATTTAAATAGCGATACTAATGACGATGAAGTTAATACAGTATCTTCTACTATTCATAGATTAGAAGGAGTATCAGATACATTAGGTCAAAATACACATACTGTTTTAGAAATACATTGCGACTATAACATAGAAAATGAAGATGATGAAAACGCAATAGCACTTCCTTACATTATTACTATCGATAGTGTATCGCAACAAGTATTAGCGATTAGAAGAAACTGGAAAGAAGATGATAAACTCCAGAAAAAAAGAACTTATTTCGTTCATTACAAATATTTACCAGGTTTAGGTTTTTATGGCTTTGGTTTAATTCACATGATTGGTGGATTACAACACGCTGCGACAGGAGCACTACGAGCTTTACTTGATTCTGCAGCATTTGCTAACTTAAATGGTGGATTTAAAACAAAAGGAGCAAGAATAGAAGGCGGAGATATGACAGTTTCTCCTGGAGCATGGCTAGAAGTAGAGGCATATGGCGATGATTTAAGAAAATCGTTTATGCAACTACCATTTAAAGAGCCTTCTCCTACTTTAATGCAACTTTTAGGAGTTTTAACTGAATCGGGAAGAAGATTTGCAAGTATTGCTGATGCTATGGTAGGCGATGCAGCGGGAACTTCACCAGTTGGAACTACTATTGCACAAATAGAGCAAGGAAGTAAGATATTTTCTGCTATTCATAAAAGAATTCATCACGCTCAAGCTTTAGAATTAAAATTAATAGGTGAATTAGATGGTGAATACCTTCCAAATGAGTATCCATATGAAATAGTTGGCGATGCTATGTCAGTAAGACGTGCTGATTTTGATAATAGAATAGATATTATACCAGTTTCTGATCCTAATATTTTTTCTCAAGCACAAAGAATAGCTTTAGCACAGACTACACTTCAAATTGCTCAATCAGCACCACAAATTATAGATATAAAAGAAGCATATAAGAGATTAATTCAAGCTTTAAATTTACCAGATCCAGATTCTTTAGTTATTGATGACGATGATATTATGAGACGTGATCCTGTATCAGAAAATATGGCATTACTAAATGGAAAACCAATAAAAGCATTTATTGATCAAAATCATGCTGCTCATATTGCAGTACATGAACAATTTCTTTCTGATCCTCGTTATGGTGGAAGAAAAGAAGCACAAGAAGCTATATTAGGACCAATGTTAGCACATTTAGGAGAACATGTTGCATTTCAATATCGTCAACAAATGCAAATGGCAGTTGATGCAGCAACAGGTCAACCAATTCAACTACCAATTCCTAATTTTGATGATAACCCAGAAATTGATGAAGAAGAATTAACTCCAGAAATGGAAAATCAACTAGCTGCGTTTGAAGCACAGTCAGCTCAAATGTTAGCTGAATCTCAACCTCCTACTGAAGAACAAGTTAAAGAACAAAGAATGGCGGCGAGTGATGAAGCTCAAATTGCATTAAAACAAGAAGAAATGAATATTAGAAAAGAACGATTTGTTGCAGGTGAAAAAAATAATGAAAGAACTCAAAGTAGAAAAGATAAAGAGCTTCAATTAAAAGCTGTTGAAATGTTTGAAAGAAATAAAAAGAGTGGATCAAAAGCAAAAAAATAGAATTAGACCTACCGGAGAAGAAATAAGAAAAGCAAAAAAATTTCTTCAAAATAAAAAAATGCCTTTAAATTTATTTAAACCAAGATTATTTGCTTCTGCAAGTAAAGAAATAAATGAGAATTATAATGGAACTTTAAATAATTTATTAAAAGTGTATAAAGCAACTAATAAAGTCTACAGGAGAAAATATTATGGCAACAATACCGCCAGTACAAGCGATAATACAAGAAATAAAGAAGTATAAAACAGAATTAGCTAGTAGAGCACTAGCGCCGGGTTTTGATACGTTTGAGGCGTATCAAAAAGCAAAAGGAATATCAGAGGGTTTAGATAAAGCTTTAGATATTTGTTTTGAAATGGAAAAACGTTATATTCAAGGAGATGATACGGATGATTAGAAATGAAGAATGGTTTACTGACGATGACATAGCCGATCCTACTAGTAAAGATTTACCAAAACCTTGTGGTTGGAGAATTTTAGTTCGCCCTGCTGCAATGATAAAAAAATCAAAAGGTGGGATTATTTTAACTGATAAAAATGTACAAGAACAGCAATATTTAAATTCTAAAGGTAGAATAATTGCTATGGGAAGTGAATGTTATAATAATCGAGACACAAAGTGGTGTACAACAGGAGACCATATTGTATATAGTAGATATGCAGGGTCAAAAATTGACGTTAAAGGCGTTAAGTTGCTCTTGCTCAATGATGACGAGGTATTGGCTGTATTACCAAATCCAGATGCAATAACTCAAAATCTTTAATACGCACTTGTTGCGACAATACATAGGGAGAAAAAACTATGACAGACGATGTGAAAGATATTACACCCGATAATGAAATCGAGGTAAAAATAATCGAAAGTGAAGTTGATAAATTAAAAGAAGAAACTAATCCTCTTGAAATTAATCAAGTAGAACAACCTCAACAATCCACCGAACCAGAAGATTTAACTAAGACAGTTGAATCTTTACGAAGTGAATTAGAGGAAATAAAAAAAGAACCTTATAGTGCTCGTGTTAAAACTCGAATTGCTAAAGAAGTTTCAAAAAGAAAAGCAGAAGAAGATAAATCTAAAATGCTTGAAGAAAGGTTAGCTAAGTTAGAAAGTGCTGCGCAACAACAAGATAAAACTAGTCTTGAAAATCAATATCAAACAGTTTCAAAAGATTTAAAAGAAGCTATTGAAGGTGGAGATACTGATAAACAAGTAAAACTAATGGATCAGATGGCTGACGTAAGAAGTCAAATTCAAAATGCTCAAAAACCTGCTCCTCAAGTTAAACCTCAAAACCCGGTTGTTCCAGAAATGGCAAAAGAGTGGATTCAAAATAACTCTCATTGGTGGAATAAACCAGGTCATAGAGCAGCAACTCAAACAGCATTTGGAATTGACGCTGATTTAACAGAAGAAGGATATGATGTCGCTGATCCTGAATATTATACAGAAATGGATAACAGAATGAGCAAATTATACCCTGACTTAGTTAAAACAACAGAAAGTTCTGTTCAAAACCAAGAAAAAGATGTAGAAAATAAACCAAGAGTGCAATCACCTGTAGCCGGTGTTTCTCGATCAAATCAAGGAACCGCTAAAAGTGTAAGATTGACATCAGATGATTTACAGAACGCTGTTACGTTCGGTATTGATATTAATGATCCATCCGCACTAAAGAGATACGCAAAAGAACTTGCAAATCTCAACACGGGAACATAGGAGCCTGATTATGACAAAAGAAAAAAGCACTTCTCTAAAAATAGAGAGAGAAACACGTGATGAAAGTACACGAATCAAAGAGTGGAAACCACCCTCTTTACTAGAAGCACCTCCAGCTCGGCCTGGCTACAAGCAGAGATGGGTTGCAACTAAAATACTTGGGGTAGATAATCCTACTAACTGGGCAAAACGCCGACGTGAAGGTTGGGAGCCAAGAAAACCTGAAACTATGAAAGGTTTTCATGCACCAACAATTGAACATGGTCAATATGCAGGGTTTATAGGAATCGAAGGTATGGTACTGTGCGAAATGCCAGAAGAAATGGTTAACCAGCGAAATGCTTACTATCAGAACAAAACAGATGCTCAGATGGAAAGTGTTAAAAGTGACTTACATAGAGCTGAGTCCCCTGGGAATCCAATTCACCGAGACCATAAAACCAGTATTACTAGAGGTGGAATCAAAGAATAATAACGTGGCATAGCTAAAAAGGAAATATTATGGCTAATACAAACGCACCTAGTGGTTTTACACCACTAAGACACCTTACAGGTGGCGTTATCCGTGCCAACGAATATGAAATTGCCAACTCGCAGGCAGATACTTTTTCTTATGGTGACATAGTCACTATGGATGCATCTGGTCAGCTTGATGGTTTTGCCAATAACAAGAATGCTATTGGTGTTTTCTATGGCGTTGAGTACATTGATGACGCAACAGGTAATGTTGAATTCGTTAAACGTTGGAAGGGCGGTTCTACAGTGAAAGCTGGAACTACTCCTAAAGCATATGTTTATGACGATCCAAACATTACTTTTTCAGTACAAGCAGGCAATGGGGCCTTTACACAAGCAAATGTTGGAGAACTTTGCAATGTGTTACTAACAGCATCGACAACTCCTTACTTTCATTCAAGACATGAAGCAGATATGGATACTTTAGCCACTACTGCAAAAGTGTTAAGAATTCTAAGAGTTGAAAATATACCTGGGAACGAAACAGCAGCAGACGCTAAAATAGAGGTTG